CACTATACTTGTAGGTAATCACGATGCTTACTATAAGGATAATTCAACAGTAAACTCACTCTCACTACTTAACGGTAAGAATAAAATACGTGTAATAGATACCACACAGACCTTTACTCTTTACGGTAGAACCGTAACATTTTTACCGTGGGGTGCACCGCTTAATGATGTACCTAAATCCGACGTACTGTTTGGACATCTTGAAGTAGAAAGCTTTAAGATGAACAGCTACAAACTTTGCGATCATGGCATAAAGACGCAGTCACTTCTTGACAAAGCTAAGCTTATAATGACAGGTCATTTCCATCTAAGGGAAGAGCGGTCTTATGAAAAAGGTACTATAATATACGTCGGGAATCCGTATGAAATGGATTACGGTGATTACAATTCAAAAAAGGGGTATTATATCCTAGATATAGATACTTTAAAATATGATTTTTACGAAAATAAAATATCACCTCGACATAGTAAAATATCTGTAACTGAACTGCAGCAGTACAGAGAAGGTAATAAGAACATTGATGCTCTATTCAATAACAATATCGTCCGTGTAGTTGTTGATGGTAAGCATACTGCTGACGAGATCGACGGAGCCATCAAGTATGCATCAGGATTTAAGCCTGTCAATTTATCAATCGATTATTCTCTGCATGATACTACAATAGGTACATCTGAAATTATATCATCTTCTGATAGTGTAGATCTCGAACAAACAATAACGGAGTTTATAGAGACGCTAGATATACAAAATAAGAAAGCAGTACAATTATACTGCATAGATGTGTTTAAAAAAGTAAAATGAAAAATATCGTTTTTAGTAGTGTAAAGATACAAAATTTTTTATCTGTAGGTAATGAGCCTGTTATCATAGATTTTAAACCTGGTCTGCATATTATTACAGGTGTTAATAAAGATAAGGAGGATAGACGCAATGGTGTCGGAAAGTCTACCATAGCAGATGCAGTATATTTTGCAGTCTTTGGCGAGACGTTACGCGACGTCAAGAAAGAGCATATTGTAAATAGCATTACAAAGAAAGGCTGTGCAGTAGAGTTGGAGATACAAGTAAAAAATAGTACTGAAAATATTAATCTCAAAATTGTCAGAACAATAGAACCATCGAAGTGTTATATTTTTATAAACGGTGAAGACAAAACATTAGATAGTATTTCTAATACTAATAACTTTATACGAACACTTCTCTCCTGTACACCTGAGGTATTTCAAAATTGTGTTATAATGACAATTAATAACACCACGCCATTTATGGCTAAAAAGAAGCAAGAAAAGCGTGAGTTTATCGAGAATATTTTTAATTTAAGCATGTTTAGTGAAGCTCTTACTTTTCTTAAAAGCGATTTAACAGAAAAAAGAAAAGTATATGATATTGAGCTAGCAAAATATGAAGAAAATGACCGTTCTTTAAAAAGACAAGAGAAGCAACATCTTGAGATTAATACCGAAAAAGAACGTAAGAAAAAATTACTTGAAGATAGAAAAAAACAAAATAGTGCAGATATAGAGAATTTACAAAAAAAAGCTAATAGCTTAATCATTGAATCGACGGATACAATAAAAAAATCAGTTGATGATTTATGTGGCGGTATTATTAAGATTGATAATATTATACTGGAACTTAATCAGTCAAAAGCAGTACACAACGTTAATATACAGCAATCTAATAAGCAGCTTAAGCAGATCGGTACCGATGAATATAAGTGTCCTGTCTGTTTAAGAGCTATAGAGACACATGATAAAGAACACATTGACAAAGAAAAACAAAAGCTAACAACAGCAATTACTGAACATCTTCAAGGTGTTGAAGAGCACGATAAAAAAATTACCGATTACAGAACAAAGCGCAATAAAATTGATACAAAGATAACAGAGTTAAAGGCAAATATTCATAAAACTGAACTAGTGATACAGGAGAAAGCTAACCTGACCGTTCGTATTAAGCAACTCATAGATATACTCACGACTATAGAAAGTGATATAAAGGATATTGACAATTCTATTGTCAGTGTTGATCTTAATCTTGATGAGCAAAGAGAAGATCTTAAACGCTCACTGCAAACGATCGATATATTAAAGAATGAATTATCAGTTATTGAAGCTGCAAAATTTGTCTTTTCTGAGGAAGGGGTGAAATCAATTGTCATTAAAAAAATTCTACAGCTCTTTAATAGCAAACTTGCATACTATTTGAAGAAAATGGATGCAAACTGCACATGTACTTTTAACGAATATTTTGAAGAAGAAATAAAAGACATAAAAGGTAAAATGTGCTCATATTTTAATTTTAGTGGTGCAGAGCGTAAGAACATAGATCTCGCTTGTCTTTTTGCATTTATGGATATGCGTAGATTGCAAGGTGATGTCTGCTTTAATTTTAGTATATATGATGAATTATTTGACTCGAGCCTCGATGAAAGAGGTGTCGATCTCGTTATTGATATTCTTAATGAACGTGTTGAACAATTTAAAGAGTGTATTATGGTAATAAGTCATCGTAAAGAAAGTATAAAAGCTGCAACCGGGGATATTATCTTTTTAGAAAAGAAAAACGGTATAACCTGTAAAGTTGATTTTACAAATACAACTACATAATTACAAGCAATATCATGATTGTTTCACCTTTCGTTTCACCTTTTCCGAGTCCTTTTGGCGGGTATGCACCTACAGCACCACAGCAACAAAATACACTTCCGCCCCCACCGGAACTTAGCTTACAACGTGGATTAAATTATTATGCTGATTATAGTGGTTGTGGTTTCTGGCGTATGATATGGCCAGAGCACTTACTTAATGCACATCAAAAAATGACAGTACATGGCAGCACTGTCATGTGTTTTGATCCTAACTATTTTAGAAATGTAACAGCAGTACGCATTCAAAGACAAGCTACAGCTCATCAATTACGTTTTATTCAATATTTAAAAGAACTGAGTAAAGAACACAAATTTCGTATTATTTACGAAATCGACGATCTTGTTTTTAGCGAGGATATTCCAGATTATAACAAGTATAAACCTGCATTTACAGATCCTGAGATACGTAGAGTAGCGCAATCTATTATGGAGCTATGTGATGAGATTACAGTCACATGTGACTTTATGAAAGATTATTACATGAGTAAGACTGGTAATAAAAATATTACAGTTATACCTAATTATCCCCCTAAATTCTGGATGGGCAATTATTACAGCGAGAAAAAGCTTTCTGAAAATTACGATAAATTTCACAAAAGACCGAGGGTGTTATATGCGGGGTCAGGAGCACATTTTGACGTTGATAATAGAGTAGGTCAAAATGACGACTTCGCGCATGTGTGTAAAGTAATTGAGGCTACAAAACACAAGTATCAGTGGGTGTTCCTTGGAGCATACCCGCTACCTCTTACACATCTCGTACGCAGCGGTGAGGTAGAATTTCACCCTTGGGAGAGATTATACACATACCCTGAAAAAATTTCAAAATTAAATATTAATGCAATGGTCGCGCCGTTACAGGATAATACTTTTAATAAAGCGAAGAGCGATCTTAAATTAATAGAAGCAAGTTGCTACGGTATACCTATCGTATGTCAAGATCTCGTAACATACGAAAATGCACCTTACAAGTTTAAGACAGGTGATGAAATGATCGATCAGCTCGACGAAATACTCGGTAAAAAAGGCAAATACATGAATATATCATCAAAATTTAGAAAAATTGCAGAGACAAGATGGCTTGAGCTTGATGAAAATATTGACAAATATAAAGAGCTTTACACCTTACCGTATGCACACCCGGATCGCAAGTTACTAAATAGTATAAATCGAATAAGATAATATTTGATTTCATGCTCTATTTCATGTACCATAATGGTATATGTTTAGAAATTGCGCTTATATTCCAAAAGACCAAGCCATGCGTCTTTATACATGGGATGAGAATGGTCAACGAATATCTATAGATTCAACATACGAGCCGTACGTATACCTAGAGACAACTCATAACGAAGATTGTCTCAGTATCTTTAATACAAAATTAAAAAAACGACGTTTTCGTAATCAATCTGATAGGGCTCAATACTTTAAAGATAATAATATTGTCCGTGTTTTCGAAAATTTTGGTGTACAACAACAGTTTTTGATTGACAATTTTGGTAGTCAGAATGAAGAGCCGGATTTTGCTAAATACCCCTTGAAGGTATTTTTTCTTGATATAGAAACATATAGTTTAGATAGTTTTCCGAATATTGAAGAAGCAAACCACGCTATTAATGTCATTACAATTTATGACACCTTGTTAAAGAAATTTAAAACATTCGGCACTAAACCACATATTCCCGATGATAATAGCATAGAATACATATACTGTAAGACAGAGAAAGAACTGTTGAGCAAATTTATTGATTTCTTTGTAAGTGATTATCCGGATATATTATCAGGTTGGAACAGCGAATTTTTTGATATACCTTATATTGTTCACAGAACAATAAGGTTACTTGGAGAAGGTGAAGCAAACAGACTATCTCCTATCGGCAGAGTTAGGTCGAGAGTCTTTATGGGTAAGTTCGGTAAAGAGCAAAAGAGATGGTATATAGAAGGTATATCATGTGTTGACTACTTGCAGATTTATAAACGCTTTTGCCCCGTACTGCGCGAGCGATACAAATTAGGATATATTGGCGAAGTTGAGCTCGGTGAAAGTAAGATCGATTATGGTGACATTGATCTCGCAACACTCGCAGATACTGACTGGAATCTCTTTGTAAAATATAACATACAAGACGTTAATCTTCTTGTAGAGCTAGAAAAAAAATTGCAGTATATCCAATTATTACGCATGATAGCGTATGCAGGTCTCACAACATTCGAAGGTGCACTTGGCTCGTTGAGTGTAATTACAGGGTTATGTGCAATCCGAGCGAGATCACGTAATCAACGTATCCCTACTTTTAATAAAGGTAAGGTGATTGAGAATGACGAACAGAACGCTGGAGCATATGTTGGTGAGCCACAGCAAGGGTTTCAAGAACATATAGTATCATTTGACGCCAACAGTCTGTACCCCAACGTGATGATTACATTAAATCTATCACCAGAAACAAAAATAGGCACAATAACTGACATGACGGGCGATGAGATAACGATCAAGCATGTTAACGGCTCACACTTTACTCTTACAAGAGAAAAATTTTCAACATTCGTTAAGCAAGAAGAGATTGCTATATCAAAAGCAAAGGTACTCTTTTCACAAAAAACAAAAGGCATTATACCTGAAGCGGTTGATCATTATTATAAGAAACGCGTCGAGATTAAAAAGCAGCTTACTGCTGCAAAGCACGAACAATTAAATTGTAAAAAAGATACAATTGAATATGCTGAGATGCAAAAAAATATTGAAAATCTCAATATCACTCAACATACGATAAAAATTCTTATTAATACCATTTATGGCTATTTCGGCAATAAGCATAGCCCTCTTGGTGATGACGAGCTAGCGGAATCTATTACGCTTACAGGTCAAGCGACCATCAAGCAATCGAACCAACTTCTGCTTGACTATATATGTGAACATACAGGTATAGCCCAAGATGAACTCGAGAAGGATACACCGATTATCTATAATGATACTGATAGTTCGTATATTTCTATTAGGCATCTTATCAAACATAAAGGTATAGAGATGTTTAATAAGAGCGGCAAGATTACAAAAGAGTATTACAATGCTGTAAAGGATATTGAAGATTTTCTCAACAAAGGTATACAGGAGTGGGGATGTAAATCTCTCGGCTCAAAAGACTGTAGACTTAATTTTAAAAGAGAGCGTATTGCCGACACAGGCCTGTTCTTACAGAAGAAGAGATACGTTCTACATGTTCTTGATGAAGAGGGTATACCGTGTAGTAAGTTTAAGTATACAGGCGTCGAGGTAGTAAGAACAACAATGCCAGCAACAATTAAGGAGCACGTCAAGAAGATTATTGAGACAATGCTTATAACAAAGTCAAGATCGGAAACTGACAAGGCGTTTATAGAAGCATATGATATTTTTAAGACACTGAGTATAGATGATATTTCTTCTGTTATGGGTATAAAAAATTATGAGAAGTACGCATCACAGTGTGAAGACTTCAGAACTGTGAAAGGTATGCCGATACATGTAAAGGCTGCTTACTTCTATAACATGTTTGTAAAAAAATTAGGTATCGAGAGAAAATATGAAACTATTTCTTCTGGAGATCATATTCGATATTTTTACGTTAGAAAACCAAATCGGTATGGATTGAATGCTATTGGTTATAAATATGAATATCCGAAAGAGTTTGAAGGTATTTTTGATCCTGATTATGAGATAATTTTTGAGAAAATGATACATTCAGTTATACAGCGTTTTTATGAGGCTGTAAAGTGGAAGCTAAAAACACCTAGTCAGCAAGGTCAAACAGATTTATTTGATTTATTAGGTGTATAGTGGATTTTATTGTAGTTTAATATAAAATAATATTTGAAATTATGGAACAACAATTAATCACTTTCGTCGATCATATCGGCAGAACACTCATCGGACTTCATCAAGGAGACACAGAAGATAAACAGTCATTTCTTGTAAAGAATCCTGCTATTATTCATGTACAACCGACTCAGAACGGACAGCTTAATGTACAGACGATTCCTCTCTATTTTCGAGAATTCGTAGGTGAAAAAAGTAAAGTGGATGGCACAACGTGGAAATTTCATTACTCCTCTGTGGTGCTCGGCGTAGAAGTAGATAATGACGCACGTCTTGTAGAGCAGTATCACAGGCTCTTTACAGCTGCTCCAGCAGCAGCTCCCACCAACTCTGGTGATAAAGTTGTCAAGCTGTTTGATGAGTAAAATAAATAAAAATTATGCAAAGAAAAGCGAAGATTAATTTCTTCGCTTTTTTTATTTGATAAGCAGCATTTTTCATATATACTCGTTTTTATGGAAAAAGAAATCGATAATATATTTAAAAAGCTAGATTCTCTCAACAGTGAGGCAACTTTTCTTAACGAAAATGCTCTGTCAAATGTTGACACCTGGTACGATACGGGGTGTTATGCACTCAATGCGATACTTGGTGGTAGTTGTAGAGAGGGTGGTGTACCGAAAGGTAGAATTGTAGGCTTTTCCGGTGAATCGATGACAGGCAAGACATACATTGTGAATAAGATTCTTGCTAACGCTCAAAAGCAAGGTGTATATCCGGTCATTTTTGATACAGAATTTGCAATCGACGAAGCTTCAACGAAGGGTGTAGGACTCGACCCATCAAAGACGAAATACGTACCTGTGTATACTGTCGATCAGTGTAGAAATCAACTATCTGCATTTCTTGATAGTGTAATTGAAAATAAGCAAGAAGGTAAGTTTATTATCAGTATTGATAGTCTCGGTAACCTCTCATCACAAAAAGAAATTGATGATATCGCTAAGGATAAATCTGCAGCTGATATGGGATTGAGAGCTAAATCACTGAAGAGCTTGCTACGTACATTAACATACAAAGCAGGTCGTGCTGGTGTAACAATACTGTTTACAAACCATACTTACGCTGATCCAGGTGCCATGTATCCGTCTCTCGTGAAGACGCAGGCTGGTGGGTCTGGACCGGTATACATGGCAAGTATTCTCGTACAGCTTGCAAAACGCAATGA